CGAGGCATGACACCAGAGCGACTCGACCTTGCCATCTACGTACTCGGTCGCCGAGGTGGCGAACCTACCCGCTTGGATCACGCCGGCGGCGCCGGGTGCCGCGCCGTTCGCGAGGTTGCCGCCCGTGCAGATGCCCGATGAAGGGATGCCGGTCGCGAGCGGCGTTACCGTGTACTCGGGGGTCACGGTGCCGGTGTCCTTGGACAGCACCACGTGATACCAAGCGCCAGTCACGCCCGCCGGGCCGGATTTGGCAGCTGCCGCGGTCCCCCAGTTGTACGTGCCGAAGATCTCCAGAAAATGGCGGCCCGAGGTGCCGTCCAGGAAATGAATCAGCGCGCCATCCGTCGTCGCGTCGAGGTTGACCACGGCGCCGAACGTGAACGGGCCACCGGTCGCCGCCTTGAGCGCCGCGGACATGGCGAACTGCGCGTACTGGTTGCCGCCGTTCAGATCCCAGGCCATGTGCGGCCGAACCTACGCGTTGATGTTCTCGGTAATGGTGGACGTCGGGAAGGTCAGCGTGTCACCGGCGCCGAGCGTCTTGTTGGCCGACAGCGCACCCCAAGCCGCGCGGCGCGGCGAACCGTTGCTGTCGTAGATCTCGACGGCGGTCACGGTGGAGGCCGGCATGCCGGTGAACGACACGGCGCCGGCGCTGTTCGTGATGCTGCCGTTGGTCGAGCTAGCAGGGAACGCGGACGCGAGACTCTGGCGCGCGTAGCCGCATGGGCGTGGTCGGCGCCGTGTAGGCGGCGAGCCCGAGGTGCGCGTTCTGCAGGCGCTGGGCCTCGGCCTGGTCGAGTGCTCCCACGGCTCAGACCTCCATCTCGCGTAGCTCGGCCGTGCGCAGGTTATGTGGGTCCGAGTTGTCGTCGTTCGGGACGTGATCAACCCAGACCGGCGGGAGGTCGGCGAGCGTGTCCCCGAGCGCGCGGCCGTGGAATGCGCCGGTCGCGTCGATCGCGCGCTGGATCTGCGCGGCGCAGACCGCGCACTTGCGCTCCTCGGCGCAGCAGTCCATGTGCATCGAGGACTCGGGCTCACCCACGATCTCGTGCCGCGGGTGGTCGTCCCATGTCCGGCACCTGTAGCACGGTCGCGTGGGGTTTGTCATGGCCCTGATCATACGGCGAGACCCCGCGCCACGGGGAAGGGCGCGGGGTCTCGTGCGTTAGGGCTCCCGACCAGCTTTACGTCCCTCGGGAGCCTGGGACGGGGTCAGCCTACCGTTTCGACGGCGGCATGGCCCAGTCGTCGGGGAACTCCTCCTGCGCCTCGGCGGCGGCTCGCTGAGCGGCCGCCTCCCGCTCCTCGGCCTGCACGCGGGCCAGCTGAGCGGCGGCGCGCTCGTGCTCCTGCCGCCGCAGGATCTCGCACCACTGGTCGCGCAGGCCACGCACCCTGATCAGGCCCTGGATCATGAGAATCTCCTGGGCCGTGACCATCGGCGCGTCCGGCGCCGTCAGCTGCTGCTGATAGGTCCCGCTCAAGTAGTCGGCCGCGGCGTCGAGGTCGATGCCCACGAGGGCGGCCGTGAGCCCCATTGCCGCCTCGTAGGCGTCCGTCTGCGCGCTCACCTGCACACCTCCGCCTCGGCCGCCGTGAGCTGTGCGGCCAGCGACTCGGCGACCGCCTCACTCCAGGTCTCGATGTGCGGGTGCGGGCAGCAGTCGTAGACGCCGTGCGGGTCGACCACCCTGCCATGCCCGTCGCCCGTGCTGTGTTTGGTGACGTCGTCCTGATGCTCGCAGACCGGCGCGATGCCGGTCGGCCCGTAGGTGTCCGTGATGATCACGCGCCACGCGGTCACGCCGCCGCCTGCTCTCGCGCCGTCTTGGCGTCGCGGGACAGCAGCGAACGCCGCTTGCGCCGGTACCAGGCCGGTGCCTCGGACAGCGCGCGGCACATCTTGACCGTGTCGTTGATGGCGCCCTTGCCGTCGTTCTCCTGCATGCGGGCGCGGGTGGCCGCGCGCCGCTTGACCCGCCACGGGCCGGGAATTCGGGCAAGCTCCTTACGGGTCTTCCGCCGCTTCACGGGGTTCGGGAACGGGGGTCCCCAGTCGGGCACATAGCGGGTCATGTCGACCCCGCCGATCTCCAGCTTGTACGTCATGGTTGCAAGCCTAGTGACATTTCACTAGAATGTCTAGCATGGACATCGAGGACGAGGCGGCGCTGGCCGACGAATACGTGCTGAGCGTGCCCGAGGCCGAGGCGCTTTACGCCAAGTGCGGCACCTCGGATGCGTTCGAGGTGCTGGCCCGGGCCGTCAACAACGAAGAGGCCTAGACACAGCTCAGCCCCTGCCGAAGGTTGGGCGGCAAGGGCTGAGCTGTGTGGACCCGTTGGTACCGGGACTCTCAGATTACACGCACACGAGGTACGGGCAGTCGATCCGGTTGGTGAGCGCGGGCAGGGTGGCCGGCGCGGTCCCGGTGTAGGTCGCCGTGGTCTCCCGGGCGTAACTGGCCTCACCGGTCGCCACGGGCGGCGCGACGGGCGAGCCCAGCAGGGTCGGCATGGTACCGGCCGTGATCGAGAGGCCGAGCAGGTACTGACCGCTCTCCTTGACCGTGTACGCCGCCGCCAGGGCGGCCGTGTACGCCGTGCTCGCGGCCCGGGCCGTGGCTGCGAAGTCAGCGGACTGCGCGAGCAGCACGCCGGCGTTCGTGTACAGGGCGGCGAAACCGGCGGTCGGCGTGACCGCGGCCGTGGTGCCGGTGACGAACGCGATGCCGGCAACCGAGTCGCCCGCCTCCAGGGTGACCGGAACGACGATCATCTTGCCCGTGGTCGGCAGGGCGATGCCCGCCGAGGACACGATGTCGGCGCGCCGCATGGTCCGGCGGCACAGGGTATCCGGGCTGGCCGGGTCCATGCCGTTCTCGAACCCGAGCACGTCATAGACGCTGCGCTTGTAGGCGCCCCGCTGCGTCACGGTTTCACCTCCGTTTCCGCCTTCAGCCGAGCGGCACGCTCGCGGTCGTAGGCCGCGGCGTGGGTCTCGATGATGTCCGCCTTCTTGGCGGACTTGGCCTCGTCCTCGGACAGGCGACCGGAGTCGACCACCCACGCGCGCCACTTCGCTTCGCTGGCGGACTCCGCCGGCGGCGCGAGGGGCTCGACGTTGATCTCCGCCGGCGCCTTGCCGTCGTCGTCGGTGCGGACCTGCGCGGCCACGCCCGGGGACAGGGTAGCCGCGGGCGCCTGCTCGTCGGTCGGCGCCTGCTCGTCGCCGCCCCGGACCTCCTTGCGCTTGGCCCGGACCTCCTTGCGCAGCTTGTCCAGCTCGGCCTCGTCGTCCAGCGCCTTCAGCTCGCGACGCAGCTGCGCCGCCTCGTCGGCCGGCGAGACGCCACCCTGGGCCAGCAGCTCGCGCGCCTGCATGTCGTCCAGGGCCCGCACGCCGTAGCGCTGCGAGACGAAGTACGACAGGACGCTCTTGCCCTGCTCGCTGCTCGCGTCGATGACGGCGCGGCCGTCGGTGAACTGCACGCCGGCCACGTTGCCCGTGTAGTTGGGGACCGGGGTCGTGATCTCGAATCGAGACATGTCAGATCACCTTCACACGGCGACGAACGCCCGCGCTCGTGGTGCTCTTGAGGACGACGGCGGCCGGGCCCATCTCGATCTCGCCGAGCTTGACGGCGCCCGAGGTGGTGTAGTCCGGCATGAAGGTGTTGACCAGCGGCGAGCCCGCGACGCTGGCGCCGTGCAGGCCGTCCAGGCCGAAGCTCACCGCGTACATGTCGGTCTCGCCCGCGACGCTGGCGCCGGTCGGGATGATCGGGGACGAACCGTCCTGGCGGTTGCCGAGGTCGATCAGGTCCCAGTCCCCGTAGCGGCGGATGCGCCGGCCGAGGTCGTCCTTGGACTCGCTGTAGATGCCCGCCCACCTGGCCAGCGAGGACAGGCGGGTGACGAGCTGCGTGTTGCCGAGGATCGCGTGCGAACCGGGCGGCAGCGCGTTCGGGTCCTGCGGGTCGCCGCCCGAGCCGACGCGCGACGGCACGAGGCTGGACAGCCACATGTCGATCGAGTCGAAGGCGGCGATGGCCGCGGCCTGTGAGGTGATCGTGGCCGCGCTGATGTCCAGCGTCGAGCCCGTGACCTCGGTCGAGCTGCCCGTGAGCAGCTTGGACAGGCCGTCGAAACCGCGGCCGTCCACGGCGGTGTCACCGAGGATGATCTCCTGCGTGAACCGGACGCGCAGCGCGACGGTCGCCTGGATCATCTGGAACGTGACTTCGTTCGTGTTGCTCGGGCCGAGGTTGCGCAACACGCGGTCCAGCTCGAAGCTGGCGCCGAACGGCTTGAGGTTGACGTACTGCTGGGCCCTCGTGGCCTTGCCCGGCACGTATTCCTCGTTGATGTTGCGGGGTGCCGCCGAGGCGGCCTGGGTCAGGCGCGTGTAGCCGTAGGTCAGCGAGCCGCCGCCGGTCCCCGGGGTCACCGTGTCGTCGAAAACGATCCGGTCCAGGAGAACATTGTCGTATCGACGCAGGTTATCAATCACCCGGTAGTCGATGGCGTTCGCTGCGTTGACCTGCGCCTGAGCGAGAGTGATGGGCACTCAAAGCTCCTAGGTGAGATCGGTCATCGTGAATAGTGCTGGGTCACGGCGTCACCGAGCGACGGCCATCTCTGGCCCTCCCCCGTGCCACCGCTGAAGGCGCCGACCGGCCCTCCTGCGGCCGGCGGGCGTGCGGGCTGCACGTCCAGCTTCAGCCGCGGGTTGGCGTCGACCGCCTCCTTGACGATCTTGGCAACCTGCTCGTCGTAGTCGGCCGCCGACTGGTCGAGCTTGGACAGGAGGCCCTTGTGCTCGATCAACGCCGTGACGAGGTCGGCGTCTCCGCCGGCCGCCCTGGCCGCCCGGTCGATGGCGCGCTCACGGACGAGCTTGGCGTTGGCGGCGCGCGTCTCCGCGAGCTGCTTCGCCACCTCCTGCGGGTCCACCTCAGCGGGCTTCTGGCCGGTCGCCTTGGCGATCTCGGCGAGCACCTCGGCACGCGCCTCGGCCTTCGCGTTGTCGCGGGTGCCGGTACGCGCCTTCTCGTCGGCCGCCTTGACCTTCTTCTCCCACTCCTTCTGCTGCGCATCCAGGTAGGCCTTCGCCTCGGGCGAAAGCGTGCTGGGGTCGAACGCGGGTGGGGTCGTGCCCGTGCCTGTTCCGTCGTTCGGCGCGCCGCCGTTGGCCGCCTCGGGCGGACCCCCGTCGAGCGGCGCCGTGCGCAGGAACGGCCCTCGCCGCGCCCTGCCGTGCATACGGAACATGATCTCTCCCTGCTGGTCACCTCGGATGACCGATCCGGTGATCAGCAGGATACGCCAAAGAGCACGGCCCGTGTATCAGGCCGTGCTCAGGATGGCTCTGTGCTAGTGGCGGTTCACGAGATGGTGGCGATCATCTCGTTGAGCTTGTCCCCTTTCGGCACCACACAGAAGCTGTCGTAGTAGAGGTCCCCGGCGCTCTCGCCGTTCAACATCACGTGCCAGTAGTCACCCCACACGCCGTCGATCCACTGGAACAGGGCTGTCACCTGGCCCGGGTAGTGCAGCTCCAACTCGGCGATCTTGGCCCTGCAGCGCCGCTTCATGTCCTCGACGGCCGCCGCGCGCTCGGCGGGGCTGGCGTAGGTCTCGCTCGTCTGCGTCATGCCCACATCCTAGTGACGTGTCACTAGGATGTCAAGGCTCACCATGCGTAGTGCCCGTTTCGTTCCGCAGGGGCGTCGATATGTCCGATGTCAAGAGATCTTTTTCAGTTGTGCCCGTTTCGGTCCGTTCTGCTCGTCATACGAACGGGCAAATCCCACGACCTCGGCGCTACGTGTAAGGGCTAGACGCGGCCTACGTTCCTTACATCGGGCCCGTCGACGGCAACGCTCCGTAAGGCTGGCCGATTTGCCCGAGTCCGCGAGCGGCCGGCGGCGGCTTGCCGGCCGTCGACACCACGTCTGTGCAGGCCAGACGCCCTGTCCATCCTAGTGACGCGTCACTAGGATGGTGGCATGACTGAGACGCGCAAGACCTTCCAGAGCGAGGGCGACGCCATCGTGACCGCCGAGGCGTGCAACGGCAGCGTGATCGAGCTGGCGATCGAGACCGACGCCGAGGCGCTGTACGCCGAACTGAGCATCTCAACCGCACGTGAGCTGCTCGCGCACCTGGCGGTCCAGATCGCTATGGCCGAGACGGGGATCGGCCTGCAGGCCTGAACGCCACGTAGCCGTTGGTCCAGCTCACGAGGGCGGAGATGTTCTCGATCCGCCCTCGCAGCGTGTTGAGCTGCGCCCGGGCCACGCCCGTCGCGTAGACCGCCTCCACGCCGGGCTCGATCGTGATGGTGTCGAGTACCTCGCCCGTGGCCACGACCACGTACTCCAGGACCACGGTCTTCATGCGCCCTCCAGTGCGGCCAGTCTGGACAGCATGTTCTCGTACCAGTCTAAGTGGCCGAGCCGCTCGAACTCTGGCCGCAGGGCGGCGAGCTGGGCTCGGATCGCGTCGGCCTCTCCTGCGCGCAGCGAGCCCGGGATGAACGCACTGTCCGCTACGAAGAACTCGCTGAACAGGTTGTTCACGGGCGCCGGCGCGCCCGGCGGATTGAACTCGGGGTGCCAGTCGAAGGCGCTGCCGTGGTCGATGGCGTAGACCTCGCCGCCCGGGCCGACGATCGCGTTGCCGGCGTTGCGGTCCACGTTGCCCATCAGCACGTCCGAGAGGCCGATCGCCCGGGCGTCGTCGGTGGACCGGGCGGCTACCCTGGCGGCGCCCTCCGGAAGCTCCAACCAGACCGAGCCGTCCACGAACGGCATCGCCACCGTGTCCGGGCCCTCGCGCAGCACCGCGGGCGCGCGGCCGCCCACGGCCCGGACCACGAGCGCGCCGAGTTCTTCCGCATCCTGCTCGACCTCGGGCGGCCGCCCGGTCCAGCCGTGTGACTGCTTGCGGACCACGCTGCGCCCGCTCTCGGTGGTCAGGCGGTCGACCCGCGCCATGGCGCCGCCGCCGAGTTGGCGCGTCTCGCGCACGCCGGCGGCGAGGTCGGCCCGCATCCGGTCCGCCTCGGCACGCATCGACGCCGCTGGCGTGACCGGGGTCTCGCTGCGCCGGTTGCTGAGCTGTAGTTGCTCGCGGTCGTTGCGACGGGTCAGCGTGGGGTTCGCCTTGACGTGCTCGCGGATCTTCGCCTGCGCCGCCCTGGCGCGGCCGGCCGCCGCGGTCTTGGCCTCGGGCGTGAGCGCGCCGGCCTCGCGCAGCTTGGCCGTGCGGACCTGGCGTTCCAGGGCGCGCAGGCGCTGCCGTGCCTTGTCCCCCTCGGGGTCGGCGGTGCGCGTCGGGACCCTCGTCAGGCCCGGGAGGTAGGCGTTGATCGAATGCCTGCAGTTCGGGTGCATGAGGCCGGCCCGGATCGCCTCGGCCACCGTGCCCGCAATGCGCACCTCGACCATGACTCCGTCCTGCGTCGCGTGCTCGACCTGGATCGTGCGGGCGCCGTCCGGCCCGGACCGCGCCAGGATTTTGCCCTCCCACGGCCTGCACTTCTCGCACTCCTGGGCAGCGTTGCTGACGATGACGAGGTCGATGCCGAGATCTTCCAGGCGTTCGAGGTGCCCGGCGACGGCCGCCTGTGCGGTGGTCGAGCGCACCGCCATCTCGGCGTAACCGGCCGCGTCCCACGTGCGCCCGCGGACGTCGGTGAACGTGGCCAAGCCGCGGTCAAGCAACTGGTTCCAGACGCGCTCGCTGGCCTGCCGCCGCGTGAGCGCGCCGCCGAGGACGTTGACCGAGCCCGCGGCCACGGTGCGCTGATAGGCGTCGATGGTCGAGCGGACGATCTGCAGCTGCACGCCGCCGAGCCGCCCGGTGAGCGCGGTACTCAGGCGGTTGATGGCGCCGGCGCCGGGCAGCGCCCGAGCGTTGCGGGCGCCGACCTCGGCCAGCGCCGCGGCGCCGCCCCGCTGAAACGCCGCCTCGACGGCCTTACGGGCCTTGGCCGGCATGCGCTTGGTCGTGCGCTGAACGAGCTTCTCCACGTCGCGCCGAACCTGGCCGAGTTCGTCCATCTTGCGCCGCGTCCAGTCGTCGGACTCGATGCCGCGGGCCAACCTGCGCGACAGGCCGGCGGCCAGCTCCTCCTGCAGCCCGCGATACGACTCGGCGAGTTCGGCCGCCAGGTCGGCGACGTCGGGGCGCGAGATCGGCACAGGAAATCCTCGAGTATTACTTGCTACAGCAACTATTAAGAAGGTTTACTATTGCTCGAGCATTTCCGGTTCGGCCGGCGGGCCGTTGTCACCGATGCCGTCGTCCACCGCGGCATCGGGCTCGGGCGGCGGCGCGGCGCTTACCTCGATCCGCGCGACCTCGGTGTTGACCTCGGCGCCCTCCCACTCGGGGTGGAGCATCCGGACCTTGGTCATGGTGGACACGGCGCCGGCGGCGTCGAGCAGCTGGATCGTGCGGGCCATCGTCTCCATGTCCGGCGCCGCCGCGTCCGGCCACTCCAGGTCGACAGGTTGCGCGGTCACGCCCGACACGCCGTACCCCATGACGTCGAGTTCGAGCAGCACCTGAGCCAGCTTCCGCAACTGCGGATCCTGGTAGCGGATCTTCAGCGCGCGGGTCTGGCGCCGGCCGCTGGCCTTGAGGTTGCTCGCGGTCGCGGTCTCGGGCGCCATCTCGGTGTCGCCCTCTCGCTTGTCCAGGCCGGCGCGCTCCATGATGATCCGCCACTGTTCACCGGCGATGCGCAGGTGCTCGTCCACGCGGATCGAGAACTGCTGGGGGGTCAGCTCGGCCTTGCCGTCCGCGTTGACCGGCATGTTGATGGCCTGGAAGATCTCCTGCTCGGGGTCCCAGGCCGCGCCCTGGCCCTGCTGCCCTGGCGCGCCGGCGCGGCGGAGGTACTCCCGCGGCACGAACACCCGGGCACCGCCGAGGCGCAGGTCACGGAACAGGGACGTCATGGCCTGGTCGAGTCCGTCCATCGCGAACTCGGCGCCGGCGAAGTCGGCGCGGCCGAGCTGCGTGCCCCTGATCAAGCCGTGCGGCTTCATGTTCGGGTAGTACACGACGTCGAGCAGCTTGGTACCGATCTCGACGGCGCCGGTCGCGTCGACCTTCTCCGCGAGCGCGCGCACCGTAGCGTCCGGCGCCTCGGCCATGTTCATCAGGCGGCCGAGCTTGTCCACGGTGCCGTCGTACACGGCGTGGAAGACGTAGCAACTGCCCCTGATCATCTCGTGCCGTTCGAGGTGCCGGATGCGTCGCTGGCTGGCCGTGTCCTCGTTGAGCACGCGCCAGAACGTGACCGCGGTCAGGTTCGGCCCATACCACTCAGGCACGGCCATGTCGGGCAGGATCGCCTCCACGATCGGCGCGGCGGCCAGCTCGGTGTTCATCGACGCGCGCAGATATACGCCGCCCATGCCGCCGGCCTGCTCGGCCGCCTCGTGCAACACGGTGTCCACCTGCGACTCGTCCAGAATCTTGTCGAGCCGCTGCTGTGAGGCCGTGTCCTTCTCATTGACCACATTGAATTTCGGTGGGTCTGCGTACACCAGACGTGCGGAAAGCGCACAGACGTCGGCCGCTGCTGGCACATGGTATTTGTACGTGGTGCCGCCCATGGCCGTCCTGCCCCACCAGAACCGGGCGAACGTCCCGACCACGCCGCCGGCCAACTGCGACGGCCGCGGACGCTGGACGTTCGGTGAGGCCTCGTTGTAGACCGCGGTCAGCCGCTCGGGGTCGCCCGTGTACCAGGCATTCCACGTGCTGTAGTAGCTGGCCGCTTCCCTCTCGGCCGGCGGCGGCCAGGTCTGCCCAGCCGGATAGTCG